GCCTTGAGCAGCAGCGCATCGCGCAGGCCAACGAGCGCCTCGAGCAATGCGCCGTCGAAGGCATCGGCCAGCACACCATGAGCATCGACGCCGATGTCTACTGGGCTTGGGAAAAAACCGAACCCGGGTGCTGGGCCGACAAGGGCTGGCGCGACGACTTCAAAAAGCGCCACCCCGAGACCGCCGTCCACTACACCCCGCGCCGCACCACGGTGCTTGTCCCTTAAATGATCAAAGCACCCGACCGCGACAAAATCTCCGAGATCCTCTCGGACATCGATGAAGCCGACGCCGATGGCAGCGGCTACGTCCAGCGCAAGCTCCGCAACTGGAACACCCGCTTCTGCATCTGGGCCGGCCAGACCGACGACGGTCGCAAACACCAAGAAGCTCTCGGCAAGCGCCCGTTTCCTTGGGACAAAAGTTTAGATTCTCGCGTTCGCTTGGCCGACACCATTTGCCGGGATCACATTGCGATGCTCACGAACGCCTTCTTCAAGGCGCGCGTCCAAGTCCAGCCCGTTGAGTCCATGGACATCGACAAGCGCAGCGCCGCGGAGTCCGTCCTCAAGTGGCTCCTCTTCCAGCACGTCTTGGATGACCTCCGGCGCGAAGTGCAGCTCGCCGCCAACTTCCGCGAGACCTACGGCCTCGCCGTCATGGCCGTTGACTGGATTCGCACCACGCGCACCGAGATCAAGTCATTCTCCATGGAGGACGCCATGGCCATGCTGCAGGAGTCGCAAGACCCGAACTTGCAAGCCCTCCTCGAAGTCGTCCTTGACCCGGAGCAAGAAGAACTCGCCGCCCAGCTCATGGGCGAAGTCATCCCGGAACTCGGCACCACCGCCAAAGTCCGCCAGTTCCGCGAGAAAGGCTTCGTCGAATGGGAGCAGCCCTACGTTTTTGAAAGCCGGCCCCAGTGGACCGCGCTTGAGCCTTGGGAAGACATCATCTTCCCCGCCCAGACCTACTCATTACAGCGTGCTGCGTTCGTTGCCCGACGCGAGCTAATGACCGAACCGGAGTTGCGCGAACGTGCCGCTGTAGAGGGTTGGGACGACAAATGGGTTGAGCAAGTCGTGGAGAAGAAAGGCGACATCCGCCGCATCTCGCTGAACCTCCACCGCAGCGACCAGTTCCTCTACGACCACCAGCGCGACATGATCGAGATCTGGCACGTCTACAGGAAGGAGCACGACGACCGCACCAAGGCGATGCGCGTCACCCGCACTGTCCTCAGCTACCACGTCCCGGATCGCACCGCCGTCCACGACATCCTGCCCTACGCGCACGCACTTTATCCCTTCGTCGAGCTGCCCCGCGAGCGCGCCTCACGCCCCATCTTGGAATCCCGCGGCGTGCCGGAGATCGTCCAGACCGCCCAGGAAGAAGTCAAAATCCAACGCGACATGCGAGGCGACCGCGCCAGCATCGTCACCTTGCCCCCGCTCAAAACCCCCGCCGCGCGCGGCAAGATGGACCTCATCATGGGACCGGGCGTGCAGATCCCCGAGCGCCGCCCCGGCGAGATCTCCTGGATGAACCCGCCGCAGCCCGACGCCGGCAGCATCGAAGTCGAAATGTCCATCCGCAACGACGTGGACAATTACTTCGGCCGCATCAGCGAAGCCGTCCCGCCGCAACGCTACATGCTGCACACCCAGGAGCTGGTCGATAGCTGGCTCTTGGACATGAAGCTCTGCCTCGTCCAGACGCTCGCTCTTTGTCAACAATACATGACCGAGGAAGAAGTCGCCCGCGTCACCGGCAACCCCAATCTCCCGCTCACTGCCAGCCCCGCCGACATCCGCGGCCGCTTTGATGTGACGTGCGAGTTCGACGCCCGACTGCTCGACTCCGAAGCCCTCGGCGCCAAATTAGACTACCTGGCCAAAGTCTTAGTTCCCTTGGACAGCTTTGGCGTTATCGATCGAGTCGGCTTGGTTCAATATATGATGCAGGCAGTAGACCCAAATCTCGCCGGCATCCTCATCAAGGACATCGGCGCCGCTACCCAGGCCGAGCAGGAAGACGAACAAACCGCCTTCGCCAAAATCGCCGCAGGCACCGAACCCCCGCTCAAAGAAGGCGGACAAAACGCGCAGGTAAGACTGCAAACCTTGCAGCAAATCATTCAGTCGAATCCCGCCGTCCAGCAGCGGTATCAGTCCGACGAAATCTTCCGCAGCATGATCGACGCCCGCGCGCAGGCATTCCAATTCCAGCTCCAGCAGCAGCAAAACGCCGTCATCGGCCGCACCGGCGCCCAACCCGCGCTGCAAAAGATGGCCCAAGACCAGCAACTCGGCATGACCGCCGCTCCTTCCGCTTAATGCCTCTGCTGCTAACTGACCACTGACTCCTGCCAACTTCCCCATCCCATGCATCCGAACATCAACGTCCGCAACGTCGCCGGATTAAATATTCCGCAGCACGACTATCTCAGCATCTCGTATTACGGCAGCACGAACAACATCCAGACGGTCACCTACAAAGAAGGCGGCAGCGGCGGCCAAACAGTCGCCACGCTGACCTTCTCCTACACGACAAACCCGCCGACCACCAACGACGCAGACCTCGCTGCCGTCACCCGCTCTTAGAAACGAAACCTGAAACCTGAAGCATGAAACCTGAGTGAAAAGTAGAAGCGGCGTCCCCGCCGCTTAACCACTGATCCACACCCTCTCACTCAAGTCTCAAACTCAAGTCTCATCCCTCTCCTATGGCCTTCGCCTTCAATCCGTTCACCGGCAACTTCGACCTCAAGGGGTCTGGAGGCGGCGGAGGCGCGTCCTACATCGACGGAGAAGTCGCCACCTACACCGACCTCCCCTTGGACGGATCGGCCGCACTGAACACCGCCTGGCTCGTCCGCGAAGCCAGCGGCACCTGGTTGATCGCCCGCAAACCCGCCGGCATCTACATCCGCACGGCCACGGCAGGAGTCTCCCGCGACGCCGACTACACCTATGCCGGCATCCTCCCCGACGTCTTCAACGACGCCAACTTCCTCCTCTATGACAACGCCGACAGCTCCAAAAATCTCGCCTTCCAACTCTCCGGCATCAGCGCCAGCACGACCCGGACCTTAACCGTCCCCAATAGCTCCGGAACCATCGCTCTCACCTCGCAGCTCACCGACGTTAAAATCTACACGTCCAACGACACTTGGACAAAACCCGCCGGAGCCAAGCTCATCCACTACTTCATCGTCGCCGGAGGTGGCGGCGGCGGATCGGGTCGCCGTGACACGACGGCGAACAACGGTGGCGGCGGTGCCGGCGGCTGTGGCGGCAGCGTCAATGTCGGATGGGCAGATGCCGCCTCCTTTGACTCTACCGAAACCGTCACGATCGGCGCAGGCGGCGCAGGTGCGGTGGGCAGTGTGGCAAACTCGACCAGCGGAACCGGTGGAACGGCTGGTGGTGCCAGCGGTTTTGGCCCCATCACGTCCACCGGAGGACCGGCTGGAGCTGCCGGAAGCGGTTCCGCAGGCGGCGCCGGTCAGAGCGCATCTTCGGCCCTTGGATATTATTATGCCTCCAGCATGGGCCGCGGCCCCTCTGGCAGCGGCGGATTTTCCGCCAACGCCACCAAGCCAGCAAACGCTCTATTTACCGCAGCAGGAGGAGGCGGCGGCGGTGGCAAGCAAGGCACGACTTACTATCTTGGGGGCGACGCAGGCGGAGTTGGCGCCTCTCCGGTGCTTTTCACCGCAGGCGGCACCGCCGCCGGCACCGCCGCCGGAACCAACGGCTCCACATGGGGCGTTGGATTTCTTGGCACCGGCGGCGGCGGCGGATCTCCCGGCACATCAGGCGAAGCCAACAACGGCGGCAACGGCGGGCTCTACGGCGGCGGCGGCGGCGGCGGAAGCGCATCTACCAATGACGCCGGAGGCGTCGGCAAGGGCGGCGACGGAGCCAACGGCATCGTCATCATCACCACCTACTTCTGACCATGACCGAGAAATACGCCATCCTCGATCAAGCCAACGGACACCTCGTCAACGTCGTCCTCTGGGACGGCGACACCGCCAAGTGGCAACCGCCCGCCGGAACATCCGCCGTCCGCTTGGCCGACCTCGACCTCGCCACACTTCCGCCCGCACCGGCACCGGAAGCCGAGCCGATCACCGCCGAAGAACACCTCAAATCCGTCGGCCTCGGCGGCGAACGCCAGCCCACGTTGCTTTATCTCCGCCAATCCCTCGCCGCCGCCGGCCAGCAAAGCCCCGAGCTGGACGCCATCGAGCAATACTTGCAGCAGATCCTCTCCATCTTCGCCACCGATCCCAGCCCCCGCAACGACTGGCCCCAGCCTCCAATAACTTTCGAGGCCGCCGTGCAGTCCGCCATGCAAACTCTTAACCCCTTAGTGCCTTAGTGTCCCCGTGAGAACCGTCACCTTACAGTCCATCATCCTCCGGGCGTGGCAACGCGTCGGCAATGATGCCAGCACAATCAGTAATGTGCCCTCCGGTGCGCTGACGATGCTCACCGCCGCCGCCAACGAACGCATCAGCGACTGCTGGGAGTGGGCCGACTGGCCAGAACTCATGCGCGTCGAAGAGCGCACCGTCGAAGGCAACGAGACCAACGGCTACTTCATCCCTTACGAGCAAGTCGGCCAGACCGCCATGGGCGAAGTCTTCGCCGTCCTCCGCGACAACCCCGCGACCCACGTTGCACCCCGCCAGATTGGCTACACGCTCCTCGGCGACAACGTGAGGTTCCCGCAAAGCACCGATTTGCCGACCACCGTCTGGGTCAACTTCCGAGTCCGCCCGACCGAATACAGCGCCAGCAACCTCTCTGCGACAGTGCCCAGCGTCATCGCAAAAGCTGTCGGTCTGATGCTGAGTGGAGATTTGCTCCAAGAGGACGGACAGACCGACAAGGCACTCGCCATGGAACAGATGGCCGAGTCCGAGCTGATCTCGCAGCGCGACAAATATTACTTCCAACAGGGCCAACCCAGCATGTGGACCGCCCGCGTCAACCAATACTAAATTATGCACCCGAATACCCGCATCACCAACCGCACGTCCGGCAGCCAATTCATCGGCGACACCAACACCGTCACCGCTGACATCGTTTCCATCGACGTGATGACCGACACCAAGTTCCACACGCTCACCGGCAACCTCACCGGCGCCGCGAACGCCACCGAGGCCAGCGCCGCGCTCATCAAGGCTGGCACGACCCTCGACGGCTTCTTCAGCGCCATCAAGCTGCACAGCGGCACGGTCATCGCCTACCGCAAATAGCCATGAGTCTGCTGCATAGCCATATGAGCACGGTCGAGCGCGGGGCGCTGGGGACGTTTGCCAGCATCGGCTCGGCGGCTGTCTCGCTGGTTTCGCAGCTTGAAGTCTACCTCCGAGTCGCCGGCCTTTGCGTCGGTCTCGCGGTCGGTGTCGTCACTTTAATTTCGGTCCTTCACGACCTCCGCAAGAAACAGAAAGCAGACAAATGAGAAACTGGAAAACAACTACCATCGGCATCCTGACCATCATCATCGCCGTCGCCACCGGAGCGAAAGAATACCTCGCAACCGACGCACTGCCAGACCTCGGACTTATCGTCACCTCGATCCTCGCCGGATGGGGCTTGGTGCAGGCCAAGGACAACAACGCCCGACTCTAATGAAATGCCGCCCGCAGTTCGCCGCAGCAATGGCCGTCGCACTCATCCTTGGTGGGTGCGTAACCATTCCTCTTCCGCCGATGGACGGCGAGAAGACGCAGGCGGGCGACTGGGGGTCGATCAAGGTGATGATCACCTACGTTCCCAATATCACGAACCTCTACAACTCCTACAAGGAGTGGAGAAAGCCCGAACAATGAAGTCATTCGTAGAACGCCAACTCGTCCGCCTGCTGCTTAGTCGCGGCGGCCCGATCCTGCAAAAGCTCGTCACGGCTGCCGCTGCTGCTGCTATCACCTACCTCGCCACCAAAAGCGGCTTCGATGTCCGCGCTCTTGGTCTCAACGAGGCGGTAGTTGCCGGTGTCATTTGGGGCATCATCGACGTGATCGTCACCAAGCTGCCCGCGAACATCCTCAAAGACTACGGCCGCCAGATCCAAGCGCTTCTCAACACACACGGACGCGGTCAGCACCTCAAGCTCGACGGCTATGTCGGCCCCGTGACCGTCGAAGCCGCCGCCGCCGAACTCGCTAACCCGCGATGATCCCAAAGAACCGACCACAACAAAAGCGGATCGACACTGAGCGCCAGCTAAAGAGCGCCGGTGTCAGTGATCCGGTGTGCTTGGTCGGCATTCGCGGCTACTACCGCGATAGCATGGGCGCGAAAGGCAAAAACGATGTCGGACTTTTCGATGACGCCATCATTTTGATCTCCCCGAATGCTCACGTTGCATGGAACGCCAACGTGGACCCGACGCGGCTTGGATGGAACCCGAAGGTCCGCAAGCCAATGGCGCAGCTCAAGGCTGGCGTATATCGCTACAAGATCGGCAAGCACGGCCTGCGCACCGGCAACCCTTACACGGCACTAGTGCAGGCGGGTCCGGTGACAGTGCATCGCGGCGACAAGGAAGAGACTGGGTTTTTCGGAATAAACATCCACGCCGCCGGCCGCACGACATCCTCGGAGGGCTGTCAGACGGTCCCGCGCGCCGGCGGGCAATGGGATTCCCTGATCGCCACCGTGCAGTCGGAGATGAAGCGCAACAACGCGAAAACCCTTTCTTACGTTTTAACCAGCAAATCCTAAAACACTATGGCCAAGACAATCGGACAACTAACCCAAGCCACCACCCTCGCATCCGGCGACGAGTTCGTCATCGAGCAGAGTGGACTGACCAAGCGTGTCGCCGCCTCCGTAGTGCGCGGCGGGCTGGTCAATGCGGACATTGATGCGGCGGCGGCGATTGCCTTCAGTAAGCTCGCGTCCTTGGACAGCGCCAACATCCTTGTCGGCAACGGCAGCAACGTGGCGACCAAGGTGGCGGTGACTGGTGATGTAACGATCAGCAATGCTGGTGTGACGGCTATTGGTAGCAGCAAGGTTGTCACGGCGATGATTACAGATGCGAATGTCACCGCAGCCAAGTTGAGCGGGGCGCAAACAGGCTCGGCGCCGATCTATGGCT